TAAATGTCCAATTTCACGAAAGTTTACACAAGATACACCTATTCCACCAGCATATTATCATCAAATGCAATTACAATTAGAATGTACACAATTAGATGAATGTGAATATATTGAAATGGAATTTAAAGAAGAAACTTATTCTTCATGGAAAGATTCTAAAGCACAATTTAAATCATTTATTGCTATTCATGAAGATGATATTCAAGTTAAATATAAATCTATTGAAGATATGCGAGATGTTTCTGTATGGCGTCAAGAAGTTTTAGGTGAAGATTCTTCTAATTGGGAATTATTATATTGGAGTTTAAATAATTATAGAAATACTACAGTTATTAGAGACCTTAAATGGATTGAAAATAATATTGGAAGTTTTCGTAAAGTATGGGAAGAAATTCAAGAACATAGAAATAAAGGAACTTTCCCAGAAAATCCTAAGGATAAAAAGACTTTAACATTATATTTCTAAAAATAAAAAGATGAAGTTTGCTTTAATTTTAATGATTAAAAATGAAGAAAAAATTTTGAAAAGATGTTTAGATGCTGTAAAAAATCTTGTTGATTGTTATTGTATTCTTGATACTGGTTCAACTGATAATACAGTTGAAATTGCTAAAGAATATTTAAAAACTTCTGTTGGTTATATAGAACAAGAACCATTTCTTGATTTTGGATATAGTAGAACTCAAAGTTTTTTATTTGCACAAACATTTATTCGTGATAATTTGAAATGGAATCTTAATGAAGTTTATGGATTATTATTAGATGCTGATATGATGTTCGTTCAAGGAACATTAAAACAACAAAATTTAACTGAAACTGGATATAGATTAATTCAAAAGAACAGTTCTTTAGAATATTACAATACTCGTATTGTTCGTATGGATATTCCATGGAAATGTATTGGTGTAACTCATGAATATTGGGATGGACCTTGTAATGGAAATTTATCTAAGGATATTTGTTTTATTGATGATAGAAATGATGGTGGATGTAAACATGATAAATATCAAAGAGATCAAAGACTTTTAGAAGAAGGACTTTGTAAAGAACCTGATAATGTTAGATATATGTTTTATTTAGCACAAACTTTAAAGTGTATTGGAAAACATCAAGAATCTATTGATATGTATAAGAAACGTATTGTTGCTGGAGGATGGGTTGAAGAAGTATGGTATTCTTATTATATGATTGCAGAATGTTATTTGAATTTAAAAGATATTACAGAGTTTGAAAATTGGTGTCAAAAAGCTTTTTTAATTAGGCCCCAAAGATCAGAACCAATTTATAAACTAGCTAAATTTTTTCGTGAAATTAGTCATCATTACAAATGTTATGAATATATTCGTGCAGGTGAAAAAGTTCCTTTTCCTAAAGATGATGTTTTATTTATTGAATCTAATTGTTATAAAGGATTATTTCAATATGAAAAATCTATTGTAGAATATTATATTCATCCTGAAAGATGTCTTTTAACAACTATTCAATATATGCTTAAACTTGGAGATTATCAACAAAATTGTGTTTCAAATTTAAAATTTTCTGTAAAGCCTTTAAAAAATTCTAAAATTATAAAACTAGATTTACCTTTTCCATTTGGTGAAGATTTTACACCATCTGCTATTTCTCTAAATACTTATCCCTTTGCAAATATTAGATATGTGAATTATCTTCCACCTATCGATGGAGGATATAGAACAAGAGATGGATCACCAATTCAAACTAAGAATGCATATATAAATTTAGATACTAAAGAAATTTCTGTTATGGAAGAACCTATAATAAAATTCCAAAGTCATGTTCAAGGTTTAGAAGATTTAAGATTATATACTAATCCTAATGGAAAACTATATTTTACTGCAACTTCATTTAAAGAATTTATTCAAGATAAAATATGTATAGTTCATGGTGAATATGATTTAGAAACAAAAACTTATAAAAATTATCAAGCTATTCAATCACCAACAAATTCTGATTGTGAAAAAAATTGGGTAAATGTTCCAGGAACAGATGATTTTATTTATTCATGGAATCCTTTACAAATTGGAAAAATTCGAGATAACAAAATTATTTTTCATAAAAAATATGATACACCTCCATTATTTTCATTATTTAGAGGGTCAGCTCCACCAATTGAAGTAAATGGAAAATGGTTTGTTCTAGTTCATTTTGTTGAATATTGTCAACCACGTAAATATTATCATTGTTTTGTTGAATTAGAAAAAGAAACTTATAAAGTTTTAAGAGTTTCTTTACCATTCATATTTCAAAGTTCAGGGATAGAATATTGTATTTCTGTAAGATTAATTGAAGATTATTTAGAATATTATGTAAGTTTTACGGATACAAATCCTTCAACTGTTCAATCAAAACTTTCTGATTTAGAATGGATTAACATTTAAGTATTTAAATGAATATTGCAATACTAGTTCCAGTATGTTCAAGAAAACAAAATTATTTATCTATTGAAGAAATATCCTTTTTAAAATATTTATATCCATCTTTTCAAAATACTAAAGAAGATGGATATAATTATAAGTTTTTTATAGGTTATGATGATGATGATGAATTTTATATTAAACATTCGGAAAGTCTGAAATCAATTACTGAAAATATTTTTTGTCTTGAAGGATGTCAACATGCTCCTGCAACTGCATGGAATAAATTAGCTAAGTTAGCATACAATGATCCTGTAAAATATGATTATTTTTTTCAAATTGGTGATGATGTTTTATTACAAACACAAAATTGGACAAGTGCATTTATCAATAAACTAAAACAAAATAATGATATTGGTGTAGTTGGACCATGTAATCTAAATAATTATAATGGTAGAGTTTCACAGGGAAAACCGTATGTTATAGAAAATGCTTTTGTATCAAAAAAGCATCTAGAAATTTTTGGATACTTTTTTCATCCTTTTATAAAGAATTGGTATTGTGATGATTGGATAACAGAAATTTATAAAAATTCGTTTAGTGAAATTCAATTAGATTATTTATGTCGTAACTCTGTGATGGATAGATATACTATAAATAATTGCAATGGTATTCAAGGTTTAATTAATGAGGGTTCTCATATGATTACAAAATATGTAAATAGTAATAAATGTTTTTCTTATTGTATATTTGGAGATAAAAAGAAATATTGTTTAGGTATGATTAAAAATTTAGAACAAATTAAATCTTTGTTTCCAGGATATAAGGTTGTAATTTATTTAGGTAATGATGTTCCACAAGAATATATTGACCAATATCAAAAATATGATAATGTTAAATTAATTCAATTAGATTTTACAGGTCTATTAGTTACAATATATAGATATTTAGTTATTAAAGAAGATTATGATGTAGTTTTTGTTAGAGATGCAGATAGTAGATTTGGTGATCGTGATATTTGGTGCATTAACCATTTCCTAAATTCAGATTATAAAATATTTACTATTCGAGATCATTCTTGGCATGGAAGAGAAATGATGGCAGGACAGACCGGATTAAAAAAACTAGAAATAAATATCTTAGAAAAATTAGATGATTATCTTAGAAAAAATGAGAATCTAAATAAATATCAAAATGACCAAGACTTTATAAAGACATTTATTTTTGATTCATATAAACATGTATTAATATCTTATGCTGAATTCTATTATTTTGGTGAAAAAACAACTATAAAAATTCAACTTCCAAGAAAATCAGTTGAAGACTTTTGTGGAAATGTTTATTCATTTGATAAAGATGATAATGAATATACCGAGTTTACGATTTATGGTAGAAAGTAATCAATTTTCTTTAATTTATATTTATTGTAAACAATTTACTACAAAATCATTTATATCTTTAAATTGAGAATAAGGACGAAGACAATGATAATCAATATATATACCTGATTGAATATCTTCTTTAAGTTTATTAAGATTATTAAATATATGTGGATAAATTCTATCTAATCTATTAAATTTTGTAATAGAATCATTTAAAGTTACTTTTGGACCATTCCATGAATTGAATTTTTTCAAAAGAATTTGTTGGTCAGTTCCCCATCCTTTACCGCCATGCTTACCATCATATATAGTAGACATAAACCATGATTGAAGAATTGATTCAGTTGAAGCATTTCCAAAAACACCTTGCCATACTTTAGGTGTAGCAATATTATAACACATTGCAATTTCTGTAGGAAGACATACATCTCTATATGTTACAAAAGTATCATCAGAAATATTTTGAATAGCTTCAGTATAATAAGATCTATTCATAGGAAGCATATCCATATCTGTAATTAAAACACCCTCTTCTTTTTCAATTAATCTAGGATATAATAGACGAATACACTGTGCTTGAAATGCAGTATGTATATTTTCTAAAGGTTTAAAAACTTTTAAGTTTTTTTCATATTGTTTTAATTCTTCAGGAATTTCATCTGCTATTAAAACTATTACTACATCTGCTAAAGGAAAAAGAATATTCCAAGCTTTAATAAAATTTGGAATAAACTCTGAATAAAGAGGATTTAAATCTGTAGCAGTTAAAATTGTCCCGAGTTTCATTTTGTAAATTTAAGATTTTATTGTTAAAGTGATTTTATCAATCCAATAAGAAACTTTAAGTTTTTGCATATTCCATGATTTAGAAAGAATTTTTTCCCTTTCTTTTTCTAAAAATTCAGGAGTAATTTCAGACCAAGAATTAATAAAACAAATAGGTAAATCTTCAAAATCTTTTAATGCAATATCTCTTTTAACAATTGGTATACTACCAATATACAAAGTTTCCCATAATCTATGTGTATCTACTCCATTTCCACGAGGACATAAAACAAAAGTATGATTTCTTATTTCACGGAGGAATCTAGTTCTTCCTTCTAAAGAATTTTCAATAATACCTTTTGTTACCCATTCTTTATCTTGAAATAAATCAAATACTTCTTGACGTTCTTTAGGGTAATTAGAAATATTAAAATTCATATAAACTAAATTTTTATCTTGTTTTTGCTGATTCATTACCTGAATCATTGAATCTACATTTCCATAAATTGGATGTAAAGAAGATTCTTGAGTATTATTTGTAATACCAAGAGGTAAAGCAAAAACTTTATTTGTTTGTTTATTTATTGTAAACCAAATTTGAGGATTAAAATATTCAACTTCTTTATCAGTAATACCATAATCTGAATGTCCTGAAATAATTAAGTTTGAATTTTTAGGAGGTGGATTAATTAAAGTATTTCTCCACCACATTGCAGAATTATGAATTATACAATCAGTTTTGAAATAATTAGAAGGAAAGGCTTCCAAATACTTATCTGTCGTAATAATATCTTCTTTTGTAAGTGTTGTATAATATACTTTATTCCATCCAGTTATAGAGAAAATATCTCCGTGCCATTTTACAAGATTTCTGAATTCAGGATAATATACTTCCGAAGAAAAAGAAAAATAACCTATACATGATGAAAAAGTTCCATGTGAAAGAATGATATATTTACAAGTACTTGCAAATTTTATTGTATCCACTTCATTATATTGAATTAATGTAGTAGGATATTTTTCTACTATCTGAGTTATTAATGGATGATTTAGTTGATCAGTAGAAATATACAAAGTATCATAATTTAAATTACTAATTGCTTTATCATAATATTTAAATCCAGGATTCCATTGAGAAGCATCATCTAAACGCAAATGGACAAAACAATCATTATTATTTTCATAACGTTCTTTATGATTATTATTTAAAATAATTGTTTGTTTTTTAGATTGAATAAATTCGTAAACTTTTTGAATAATTTCACGAGTTTGAAAGTATGATTTATTCGAATCTAAATTTGATTCTAGTTTTTCTGAATTGAAAATATCAAAATAATTAGAATCAGTTAATTGAATTAATGAGGGCCAAGTATTTTCACCACTAAATAAATCTAATCCAAATGAATTCAGATCGTCATAAATAGCATAAGAAACTTTTAAATTGTGTTTTTTTGCTAGTAAACTAGTAGCAATACTTCGAATCAATTGATTGCAAAATCTCCCATTTGAAATGTCAGAACTTACTGATGTCATTTAGTAAATGGAATCATGTTATTATTAAATGTATATTTCTGCTGAAATTATTATGAAAATGTTAGAATCAATGAATATTCAAGTTAAAGGTTGTTTTCATATTGGTGCACATGAGTGTGAAGAAATT